ATGCGATCGTGTTCACGATCAAATAGTGCATCAATATAACTCATTCTTCTCCACTTATGGCTGGTAGCCGTTCTTCATGCCCGTAACGTGGGCGAATCGTTAAATACTTATTAAGTTGTTGCTTAACCAACTAATTTCAGGCCAAGATTGTTTACTGGAATCAATTGACTTACACACGTTTTCAAACAGTAAATTATCTTGATTAACAATCGAAAAAGTTTCTGCAGACAAAGGTGTTGATAAATCTCTAATACGATTATACAGTTCAATTTTTGCATTAGAAGCTTGGTACTTGTTAACTGGTGGATTATCAAAATTTAACTTAATTTGATAATGATCTAACAGTTTAACAAATAATTCATCATTCGAAATAGTGTGTCCGATTGGAATCCAATCAATTTTCTTAACTAAATTTCCTAATGCTAATGTAACTGGAATACTATGTAAATCAAGATATAATACCATTGACCAAAAATTTTTATCTTGGTCTAACAACTTATAATTTTTGGTTATTTCAATCAGTTCTGCTAGACCTTTTATGCGTCTTTCAAATGGGTTCATTATAAATGAAAAAACATGATCCTGGTCCCAATTGATAGTAGTTGCTGATTGACATTGCCATCCATTGTTTTTTAACAAAGTACTATAATAGGTACTTGCACATTTTAAAGTTCGTAAGTAAACTAAATTGTTGTACCGAAGCACCTCAAAAGAGTCAAGTAAAATTCCAGACATCTATTATAGTTAGAGCGTTTTGCCTACTGTGGTCAAAATTGTTTCCAACAACTCGTGATCTTGTTGTTCACGACCAAATTCAGCTTTGTGTGCTAGTTTGATAGCTTTCTTAAGAATAGCTGGTTTGATTTCCATTTCTTCTGCTACTGCTTTGATAGTGTCATTCAATCCACCTGTGAGTGTTTCGATTTCGTGCATGACCTGCATGCCTTCGTTGACAATTTGAGTAAGTTTGAGTTGTTGCTCGTTTGAAAATACGCGATCTGACATTGTGTTCTCCTGTTGGTAATAGCATAATTATACATTAACAATTTGCTGAAGTCAATGAATTTGGCTTATTTTTGTATATCTTGTTTTTCTAAATACTTGGTCAATTCTGCTGCCATGAGAATCTTTGTATTGTATTTTTGTTTGACCAATTTTAACGTGCTCAATGCAACATTAAAAGTTTGTCGATTACGATCAAATACATTGTTATTGTGCCACCAGGATGCGTTCCAATGCCCCCAATCCAAAAGTTTTTGGTAAAGTACGTAAGCATCAAATTTGGCTGAAAGTTCAGCAAACTGATCAATTTCATGATAGTTGCTTTGTTGAATACAAAAATTAAATCTCAAAGGTAGTTGCATGGTGCGATGTAAAAAATCTATGCCAGACATGAGTTCTGACCAATCTCCACCTCGAACCACAGCATAAGTTTCTGGAGTGGCTGCATCTATACTAATAGCAAAATTTTTCAATAAATGTCTGATGTTTAATAATAGATCTCGATGATGATTGATTAATGTACCGTTTGTATTGATTTCCAATTTTAAATTTTTGTATGGATAATCAGTCAATGATTTTAAAAATTTCAACCCACTGTGACTGGCAAAAATTTCTCCACTGGAAATTGGTAATACATTGATTTGCCGAGTAGGATTGTTCAACGCCCATTGTTTAATTTCTTCAAATATTTCAATCTGCTTGTTGATGTTTGAAGAATTTTTTTCTATAATTACATTTTCTCGACAACTGGGACATTTAAGATTACAACTACGATCCAAATCAATTTTGATTGTGTGAGGAAAATCCGAAACCACTGGTAACATCTCAGGACGATTGGGCAACACTGGCAACTGTGAACAACTCCAATTACAGTAGGTAAAATCTTCATCTATTACTGATTGCCGGACAAGTTGAGCTAGTTCTCCGGTCCAAATTTCTTGCAATGAACTTTTGTAGATATTGCCAATGGTATATGGCATGTGTAATTGACAATCGCATAACTGCACATCGCCGTCAGCATCAATTTGCATGATCTTAAAAGGAACATGACAAAATTTTCCTCTGTAGATGGGTTTTTTAACAGGTGAATAATTCCAAAACTTCAGAGTGTCGCTGTGCATATTATAATTGCTCACTTTCACTGTAATAGGTAGCGAATCTATTTATAGTGAGGCAGCAGCCGCCTACACATAACCCTAAGGGTCCTAAGGTGTGTTCTTATACTTCACTGTAGGGATTTACAGGTCGGTCAGTGCCGTCGGATTCTGGCATAACTGGATAACGATCTTGACTGGCCGATGCTGGATCATTCCAAACATTGCGATTGTTTAGGATTTGTTGACGTTGTTGATCAGTCACGAACAGGACCTCCTTCAACCCAGGCATCACAGGTGCGTTTGGCCGCACACTTGAACTTCAAAAATTTGCAGTAACCTAGATCACCAGCATCAATGGTATCATGTGGATCACTACCAGGCTCACTACCAATACCTTTGGCAATACAATCTAACATGTCTTCTGAAATGTCAAATGCCGCACAGTTACCACAACGATTGTGTTTGACTGAATCAATGTCATCAGTGTTCCACTTGTCGGCAAGTTCTTGCCAGTATTCATCGTTGGGCTCGTTAGGATTCAATGGACCGTAATGATATTCATCAATGGCCTTTTGACGATTCTTTAAGTTGAGCTCAATGCTTTGGGTGGCTGGAGGACAGCCGCGTTCCAAAGCTTCTAACATGTTGATTAAATCTCTCATAGTAATCCCTCTGCCTTTAATTGAGCTCTGTATAATTTTTTAGCTTCAGTAAATGTACTTGCTGTAATTTCAATTACTCGGTCTGAGTTTGGTAATCCAAATCTGTATATTCTCATTTTATTTTCCAGCCTTGGCTAGGGCTGCTCCTTTGTTAAAACTGGGTGACCATGGACTCATTCCATCTACACCGCCACGTGTCTTAGACCAGTTATAGCCCGCTCTGTGACCTGAACAATCCTTGGTACACTCACTGCCTAAAAAAGTCAATTCATCCAACTGCTCTTCTTTTACTTTAGTGGCCACATTCTTTGCTTTGCCACGACGCTCTGGATTGGGATCTTCTCTGCGCTTTTTGGCAGCTGCTGATGCACGACCTTTTTTGCCTAGTGCGTGTGCCTTTGACTGTGGCAAACATTTGGGCTTGCCTTCTTTGCTTGATCCTCTAGCACAGTCACCTCGAATTTTCCCATCAGGCCCAAAGCGTACCCACTTTTCTTTGAACCATTTGCGTAGATCTTCTTCGAGCTCTGACTCGTTTAATTTCTTTTCCAGTCCTTGAACACGGGTAGTTTTATCTGGCTCTGGTGCCAATCTTTTTTGATTGTCAGGCATGAACTTGTTTATAGTCTTGATAGTCAATGGACCTAGTACACCGTCAACATCTAGATTAGCGTCGAATTTGTCGTTTAAGAAATTTTGAATTCTACGAACTTTTTCATTGCTTATTTGATCTTCGTTGGTTTTCTTGTTTTTTACACAATTAGGATAGCGTTTGCCAAACATGGTCTTCATACCCTCTTTGTGATAGCCTTTCCAGCAGGCTTCAAGAATCTCTCTGTATCTCATTTTTTTGTTTTGTTGCCCCAGTTGGCGGCACCTTTTTTACGACACTGAACCAATGCACCTGATGCATACGCCGACGGCCATACTTTGTATCTTGACTTAACTTTGTGATAACAAGCATCTTGTTTTTCATCTATTTGCTCTTCCTCTACAGCTTGCTCTTCATGAAACAAGTGTGCATCTGGTGCAACTGGTCTACGTTCTTTTTGCTGAGTCCATTCTTTGTTCTTTTTAGCCCACTCAGTACGGGTCATTCCATAGGCTTGTTGAAACATTTTATCTGTCATGGCGCCGCGACCACGGCTATTTAAAAAATCTTGGTACTCAATGTCAAGGTCTTTCATTCGACCTTCAAACAAATCCTGTAATATCATTTGGCCCAGCCTTTCTGTTGAGCTTCTTTGCGTTTTTCAAGATAGCGTTGGCGAGCTTCTGCTCTAGTTTCTGCATCCAATGTACGATCATTGATCATACTGGACAAATAACGCTCAACTTCATACCAGTGTTGTTGACTGGTCAGAGGATTGTAGCCAGCACGTCCCATTTCTTTGACTTCTTTCTTTTCTGGTTCTTGAGGTTTAGGTTGTGGCGGTTGTTTGCCAAATATATCACCAAAGTCTTTAAACAAACGTTTCATTACTTCGTCTTGTGGCTGTTCAGCTTCGCGCATGACTTTGCGTAAATGTACTTCTCCGCCTAGCTTCTTTTGCATTTCCTGTGCATCTTGCTCGGCACGTTTCAAATCTTTGAGTGTGTAAAAAGCAACTTCCTGGCCATTGTGTGTAAGCATGTAAACTTCTTGTGCTTTATACATTTTTTGTCCACTGCGATCGATGTCTTCTAGGTAATCACGGTCTCGATCTATGCTCGGTGATTGTTTTTTCTTTTCCACACCATAGTCTTTGCCTTCGTCTCGGAAGTCACGATAACCACGTTTGTAGTCAGCATGATCATCTGTGCCTAATTCATAAGGGTTGTTGTAGGCACGACCGTAGTAGCCTGCACGTCCGCCCTGTTCATAGGCTTTGCTAGACTTGTTTTCGTGTACATCTTTGCGAGGTGACCATAACACTTTACGCATGCCTAGGTACTGTTGCAATGCGCCTAACTGCTTTTGGTACTTAGCCATCATGTCATCATAGGCAGTATCAATGTCAGCGGCAGTAAAGTAATCCTCTAAGTCAGCGGCCAATCCACGTGGCAACATACGTCCGCCACGTGTGGCACGAGCTTGTAGTGCTTCGATATCTTTTTTAATGTCGGCTAGGTTGGCAACACGTTGTCTTTTTGCCTGTAAGTCACTTAGTCGAGCCGGAACTGGCTGTGGTTCTGCAGATGCTGGTGCTGATTGTGCTGTTTTAGATTTTTCTAATTGACTTTTTAGTTTGGCCAAGTCCATCTGAGTATCAAAGTCCTGCTGACCAAACACTGAGCCTTCGCCTACTCGCTTCATTGGTAGTGCAACATCTCGCACATCAATGTCTGTAGGATACTTGTCTTCTTCTGCTTGATCAATGATTCGGTTGACCAATGTCAAGTGATAGTTAGGACTGTTTAAACGATTAACTCCTGTGCCGATGACTTGGCCACCACGACTTACTGTTACTTGTTTTGTTCGAGGATTGTATTCTACTGTGTAACCTTGCACTACACTCTTAAGTGGAATAGTATCGGCTTCAGTTAATTCAAATGCTTCTGGTTCTTTTTCTTTGGATTTTTTCTTGGCAGATTTTTTAGCAGGCTGGCGGAACTGAGCAAGCACATCATCAATACCAGTTAGGTCAATAACGCCATCATCTGTTTCTTTATCAGCTGAACTACGTGCTGGCATAATGTCAGCTGATTGTCCGCCTACCGTAGCTGGGGTAGCAGTAGCCACAGGCTCATTTTGTTGTAGTTTGGCCAATTGTGCCTTTAACGCATCGATGTCTTGTTTTAGTTGGCCTTGATCTTCAGGAGCTTTTAGTGCTACCATTGTTTGTAGCTGATTGAGTTGTTTGCGTAGCTGTTGAGCATAACGACGTGCTCTTGGATCAATTGCTGGTGTGGTAGCAGGAGCAGGTGTTGCCGGAACTTTGTCTGTGGCCACGCTTACACCTACTACTGGTTGTGGTTCTGGAGCTGGTTCAGCCTTAGTACGACGTTGACTCATTGCTGCTAGCTTTTGTGCCAGTGCCGCATTGGCTGCTTGTATCTGTTTGACGTTTTGTTGTAGTCGAGCTTCTTCACCTTCGAGATCATCAATCTCTTGATCTTGTGCTCGATTCAAATCAGTAATCTGTTTCAGCAACTCGTCTTGGCGACGATTTACACTTTTTACACGATTGAATTCTGTTTGATCTTTGTCCTGTTGATCGACAAAATCTGCTACCATGGCTTCCATGTCGCTGGCCGCAGCAGGATGTCGAGAACGTGCTTGTGTTTTTAAACGATCTAGACGTGTGCTTTTAAACTTAGGGTCTTCAGAACTTTTTTTTTGGTCTCGCTCTTTGAGATCTAGACTTTGTTGTCCGCGAGCTGGTTCTTTTTTAGGTGCCGGGCGTGGAATAATTTTTAAACCATTCATCCAGGTCAAAAATGCATTTCTATCACCTAATGTGCTCAATGCAAATGCATTGCGTTGTGTGGCTGGCATTTTGGCTATTTTGTTGATCACTGTCCACACTTGATTTCTACTTAGAGTAGCAGCAGGTTGATTGGGCCATTCTAGTGTTAGCCATCCAGCAGTGTCATTGATGGCGTGCTGACTTATCTGAGCCCAGATCTTTTTAACCAATGCGCGATTGTCATCAGTGTTGAATTGGTTGATATTAGTAGGAATCTTTTCCTGTGGTTGATCTTGATCTTGTTCCGCAACAGAATCAACTGCACCTTCGTGAAGTGGTGTTTCAAACTTGCTTTTGAATAAATCTAAACTTAACATTATGCCTCTTCAATGTAGTCAGCGGACTGATCTTGGTTGCGTTGTCTTGCACGGAACATCTCAATGGCCATTGCAGCTTCGTCAATGTTTTTAAATCTTGACTTCATTGTGCGATTACCGTGACGGATTTCAAATCCTGTGCGTTCATTGCCGTGTATTTCAAACATAGCGCCATTTTCCAACACTATAGATTTAACACAGGCTGATTCAGCATAGGTAGGATTTTGAACTGGGGGTGTTGTGTCCTGAATTACAGGATCTTCTTCTGTGGGATCTTCTTCTAACTCTTGTTCTGCAGTCACAAGATCTTTGTCTTTTTTATCTTTCTTACCTAGTTCACGATCTTCGGGCTTTTCGCCAAGCTCGCGATCAATTTTCTTTTCTAGTTTTTCTTCAACACTTTCTAGGTAATCAGTCAAAGACTTTTTGACTTTGTCCAGCAATTTTTCTTCATCAACTTTGGACTCTTCAACTACCTCTTTATCCGCTTCTTCATCTTCTTCGCCGACTAACCAGCCATCCATTGGATGCTTTTGGTAAGGAGTCTTGCTCAACGTTGGACTGATGTCTCGGGGTTTAAACAATGCTGGCAACTGCTTGACGCTTTTTTGGTCAGCATTTAAGCCATGCTTGACATCCACCGGAGTAATACGTCCTTCTAAGATGGCCAAACGTTCGATGATGTCACGAATGT